GTTCAATATGGTCATACAATGTGTCACCGAGTAGATAAGCGAAAAGGTGATCGAAATAAATGCTCTCTATTGTATCGATCAGATTATTTTGTTCAGTGGCCAATTGAAGTCGAAAGTAAACGAGGATTGGATCCTTAATTATACCGTGAGATGTAAAATAGTACCCGCAGAACATAGGTCTTTTTGAGTATAAAGGTTTCGAGACGAGTCGGAAATACTTCTCAATCTCATTAAAGTAGGCTGTGGGTTGCACCGGAGCGTTAATTACTGAGTCATCACCCGAGTAGCATTGAGGTGTTTCGATAGGTATTGCGTATTTGGTAGCTGCAAACGCCATGTTATCGAGAGTGTTGAAAATGTAGGTGTAAAATGCTCCTGTTAGAATCATGAAGTCGATAGTTGATTTATCGTCATGATAGCCAAGTTTAAGCTCAACGAACATTTTGATCAAGTACTTTGGAATGTTCAAGTACTCAAGTAGATGAATTTGGAAGTGTACAAATTCAGCTTTCTGTGATTGATCAAACTTAGTGTAATCATTCTCCAAGCTCTCTCTCTTAAAATTAAATTTTTCCTTAATGAATTTGTTGAGAGTGTGTTGGTTCTCCCTGGCGTATATCATCACATTCTCGGGCATTAGTCTTTTCATCTGGGTTGTAATGTATCTACCCAATGGGCCGAGTGTGAGTAGTACCTTCGCATTGAAGACTGCGAGCACCTGTCCGGATTTAGCTTCGGTGTTGATCTTTTCTTTCTTTTTAACCCATTGAGATTTTATAAAAAACTTCAGCAAGTCGTCTTCCCATTCAGGGTCAGTTCGGTCCTCTTGGGTTTTGAGTTTATCTAAAGATAAGCCCAATTTATTTTTTTCATTCTCCAAGATGCTCTCTTCGAAAAGTTGTTCATCAAATTTGGGTCGTCTTTTATTATCTAGGAACTGTCTTTGGAAGTTTTCCCAGAGAATATTTCCACTCATCTTGCCGTTCCGGAAATCTGCCGTGAGTTTTTCCTTCGTTGTCCTCTCAATTCGATCTTTCATTGTTTTCTTGTATAGCACTTGGTCACGGAGTTGTTGGTGTTGGAAAAGTGAAGATATCTTCCCCTCCTTGATTACATCACTTTGTTTTCCGAGGTACTCGTCGTAAAGTTCTCGATCTTCCTTCAACTTTTGATTAATTATATATTTTTGTTCGAGGCTAACGGTGTTGGCTACTGGGAGATGAGTTGCCGCTTGTTTTTCAATCTCTATTCTTTCGTTCTCATCATTAGTTGCTGGTAGTGTGATGTTGGGTGTTTTTTGAAGCAAGATATCTAAGTTAAGGCCCACGACTTTGTTTGTATATTCAAAACCTTGAGCTGCGTTTATATTTTTCCTTTCTTCAGCTTCAGCCAACTCTCTCAAGTGTTTCCTCTTCAGCACTGTTTCCTCTTTTCTAGCTCCCCCGTTTATATTAC